CATTATCTAAATAATAATGTTAGAAGTTTATATAAACAAATTCCCGCCAAAGATTGGGTAACTGCAATGTTGCTACCTGTAGAGCAATTTAGGGGAGCAGATAAAACGACCGTATGGTCTGATTCTAGAAAGTTAGGAAAATTTTAATGGCACTAGACAACTTCATCAGCCAAATAAAGAGTGGCGGTTTAGCAAGATCTAACAGGTTTACTGTTCAGTTTGAGTTGCCCCCTACTGTCAGAAAAAGCAAAGGTAGCAGCAATTTAAGAAAAATTTTACTATTTTGCGACAGTGCTCAACTACCTGGAATGAATCTATCAACCACTCAGTCTAGAACTTTTGGTGAATTTAGAGAAATGCCCTATGAAAGGTTATTTGATCCTGTATCATTATCATTTTATGTAGATTCTGAAATGTTGGTTAAAGTTTTGCTCGATGACTGGATTAATTCTATACAAGATACATACACTAGAGATTTTAATTACTATAAAGACTACACAACATCAATGGTAATTAATGTTTATGACGTTGCTAACAATTTAAGTTATGCTTGTGTGCTTGATGAGGCATATCCCAAGGTCATGAGTTCGGTTTCTTTAGATTATTCTTCTAGGGAAATGATGAAATTGCCCATAACTATTCAATATAGAAACTGGAGAGCAGTTCATTATGGCGCAATTAAGAGTCCAGAAGAAAGTAAGTTTATGTCCAACAATTTGCCTAGTGCTGTGGCTAAATTAAGGCAAGATATTTACGGATTTGCTAAAAATAAGATTGTTCCTGATAGTTATTTCAATAATTTTGAGGCATATCAGGGAAGATTGAATGATTTTAATAATAGTTTCCAAAATGGCGTGCTACAAGTTAATAATTCGCTAGTAGATAACGGAATTAGTTCGTCATTATCAATTTAATGAGTGATTTATGAAAATAGATAATAATTTATCAGATTTATTTGAACTAGAAGAACCAGAAAAAATTGTAAATACAAATATTGTCGCTGAAACAGGAGAAATTATAGAAAATAATCCTGAGAACAATAAATTAGATAGCGATTATAACACAGCAAGGGGAAATTTACACGTTTTATTAACTCAAGGACAAGATGCACTGATGAATGCGCTTGAAGTTGCTAAACAGAGTGAGCATCCAAGAGCATTTGAAGTGGTTGGAAACTTGGTTAAGCAGTTAGCAGACGTAAATCAGCAATTATTAGATTTACATAAACAAAAAGATCAAATTGAAAACCCCAAAGGCAGTAAAAATGACAAACAGGTGACAAATAACAACGCTATCTTCGTAGGTAGCACATCTGAATTGAATAAATTAATTTCGAATATGAATAAAGGAGATTGATAATGGCATTACCGATGCAACAAACACCTTCATATACGGCAGTTGTGCCGTCAACAGGTGATAAAATACAATTTAGACCATTTCTAGTAAAAGAACAGAAGTCTTTGCTGCTAGCTCAACAAAGTGAAGACCAAAAAGTTATGATTGACACACTAAAAGGTGTCATTTCAGCTTGTACTTCAGGTAAAGTTAATCCTGATGAGTTAGCATTATTTGATTTGGAGTATCTTTTCACACAAATTCGTGCTAAATCAGTAGGTGAAACAGTAGAATTAATCTTCTCATGTGATGATTGCGATGATGAGAAGGCAAAAATTAAGATACCAATAGATTTAACTAAAATTGAAGTAACAAAAGACGAATCTCATAACAAAAAAATCCCACTTTTTGACGATGTTGGCGTAGTTATGAAGTATCCGTCTATAGATATGCTAGAAATTATAGGAAAAATTAATGAAAACAACCTCGAAACTGTTTTTAATGTTATTGGAAAGTGCATTGATTACATTTATAACAGCGACGAAGTATTTTACAGTAAAGAAACTTCTGAAGAAGAAATGTCAGAGTTTTTAAATAACTTGACGCAAGATCAATTTGCTAAAATTCAAAAGTTTTTTGAAACAACACCAAAGATAAGTTCTAGTGTTCAATATAAATGTCCTGTATGCAGTAAACAACATAATAGAATTATAGAGGGCATGAACAATTTTTTTTAATAAACCTTGGTCATGATAGTTTGTCGAATTATTATAATATGAATTTTTCATTAATGCAACACCATAAATATAGTTTGACTGAAATTGAAGAGATGATACCATTTGAGAGAGAAATATATGTTTCGTTACTTGTTAAACACCTAGAAGAAGAAAAACAAAGAATAGAAAGTAAAAAGTAATATGGCTACCTTTACATCTGTTTTATCTGCACAAAAACAATCTACTACTGGCAGTAAAGAGGATAAATTAGAACAGGCTAAAATGTCGCAAAGCATTTTAGACCAGTTACAAACTCAAACTGAGTTGTTGAATAATTTACTAGGTGTAGAAAAACTAGAAAATAAAGAAAATAAAAAACTACAAAAATCTCTTAGTGGTATGGGAGATTTCGCTAAAAACGCAGGATCTTCTATTCTTGGAGCAGGTAAAGGGTTGTTAGGTGGAGCAGGTGGTATGATATCTGGTCTATTAGGCAACAAACTAGTTATGGGGTTGGGGTTGGGTGCTTTAGGTCTAACGTTTAAAGACGAAATAGGATCAGCGCTCAAAGGATTGACCAAGGATTTAGATTTATCATTTGAGGGTATAGGGAAATCTTTTGATACTACATTTAAGGGGTTATCTGATAGTCTAGGCATTTCATTTGAAGGTCTGGGGAAAAATATGGATGAATTCTTTTCCAATATGGTAACCTTCGTAGACGAAGTTATTTTGGAGCCATTGAAGCAGTGGTTTATAGATAATTGGCCAGCAATTAAAGAAGGAATAAAAGAAGGATTTATTGCTGGTGGGCAATTTTTACATGAAAAAATTATAGAGTGGTTTGGAGTTGATGTAGTTCAATGGTGGGACGACTGGTCATCAGCAGTAGGTACTGCTTTAGCACTTGCAGTTGGAACTATCTTTGGTCCAGGATTTGCTATAAGAATATTAGCAAGAGCTTTCCCACTTACAGCATTGGCTGTTTCGCTTGGAGCAGGATTAATTGACGGAATGGAAGAGTGGAAAGAAAGTGGCGATATTAAGGAAGCAATAATTCAAGGGTTGGGTGGAGTACTATCATTCTTAACATTTGGATTACTTGACGCTGAAACTATTAGACCGTTAGTTGATGAGATTGATAGAATTTTTATAAGACCAATAGTAAATTTTTTTGAAGACATGGCTATGGGAATACAAAAAAATCTCTTTGCAGTTAAAGAATGGCTCAACGGTATAGCAAAATATATCCCTGGATTTGATGGTTTCGATAAATCAGAAATGCAAAAAGAAAAGGATGAAATCCTTGCATATGATATAAGAAAAGAACAAAGGAACATTCAAAAATCACGTGATAGAATATCATCATTAAATGAGATGATGAATGATCCAAACACAAATGAGGGTATGAAAAAGGATATCGAAGCTCAAATACAAAAACATGAGTCAGATATCTCAAGGTCTCAATCAGTTATACAAGAAAAGACAGACCAAATGTCTGTAAGTATGGACCAGTATGATCAAAGGGTAATTGATGAAGAAACGCAAGAAAAGATAGATGATATAGACAAGAAAATTGCTACCCAAAAATTTCTGATAGAAAAAGAAGATGTAATATTACAAGGTAGTGGTTCTGATGCTATGAAACGAATGGCAATGGGTAGAAAAAATCAGTATCTAAACAAAATAGATGATTTAGAAGCTGAGAAGAAAAAATTACAAGGACCTGTTGCTGCTCCAGTAGGAAGACCAGTAAGTTCATATACAAACTATGGTGACTTTGGAGAAGCACCTGTTAACACTTCCAGTGTTGAGGTCAGCCAAATGTCTGCAGATAATGAAGAAATGAAGAGAACACCTAGTGGCGAGACAACTATTGTTACTGACGCTAGAACAAATACAATGGTTAATAACAATAAAGTTGGTAATGTTATACTACCAACTAGAAATGAAGATTCTTCGTTTAGAAGATTATCTGATCAAAGAAACAGA